TTTGTTGCCGTTATAGTAATGCCAACAGCTTTTCGCCCACATAGGCATTTACTCTTGCAATTAATTATAGACATTTTTGTCATTAAATGTTATCAGTTAGAATTTTGTATAATTCCTCATAGCTGTATGTTTTATTATCGGGCATGTCTTTAAAAACGCTAGGTAATCCGTTTTTTATTGCTATCATTAACATATCTGCCCAGTTACCACCGCATGCTACACTATGCTTATTAATGAACTTCCAGACTTTTTTAGACTCTTTACTCATTGTTCATTGCTCCCTTTTATTTAAATGCTGTGTTTTGTGTGTGTGTGTGAGAAT